ACAGCGTATTGAACAAACTAATAGACGCAGCATTTAACATGGCTTTCTTTGGAAATATGCAGGGAAGTTTAGGTGGTGGTGGTTTCTTCGGAATGTTAGGTGGTCTATTTGGTGGTCTATTTGGTGGTGGAGGTAAAACAACTGATGTTTTTGCAGGTTTTAATCGAGGACCAGCAAGTGGAGTTACAATGGCTAGTTTTGCTAATGGTGGTAGACCTCCTGTTGGCAGACCCTCAATCGTAGGAGAAAGAGGACCAGAACTTTTTGTTCCTAATACAGCAGGTACTATAATTCCAAATCATGCTATGGGTGGAATGAATATTGTAGTAAACGTAGATGCTTCTGGTTCTTCTGTTGAAGGTGATGAAGAGCAAGGCAGACAACTTGGTGTTTTAATTTCAGCAGCAGTACAATCTGAATTAATACAACAAAAAAGACCAGGAGGATTACTTGCATAATGACAGTACCTAATTTTGACAACGATGTAAATATAAAACCTAAATATGGACAACGAAAAACATCTGCACCAATTACTAGAACAGTTCGTTTTGCTGATGGTTTTGAACAGCGAATATTATTTGGTTTAGCAAGTCATCAGAATCCAAAAACATTTAATTTTACTTGGGAAGTATCAGAAACACAATCAGATACTATAGAAACATTCCTTGACGATAGAGCTTTAGATAATAAAAGTTTTACGTTTACACCTCCTGGAGAAGCTAGTTCATCTAAGTTTGTATGTGAAAATTGGAGTAAACAGATTCCATATGTAAATAGAGCCACGATACAGGCAACATTTAGGGAGGTATTTGAAGCATGACATCAAGTTATGAACAAGGTCGGCCTGTAAATTCAAAGATAGAAATAAGTAAAGATTTACAAGAACCTAATCCTTCTGCAATTATTGAGTTGTTTGAGCTTGAGTTAATACCGCATATTCATTATGTACCACCAACAAATATAGATATAAAGTATTACTTCCACGATGGAACGAGTAACAATAACTTTGGATCTATTAAATGGACGAAAGGAGATACTAATAATACAGAGGTAGACTATGTTGCTTTACCTGTTAAAGCCGAAGGATTCAAGTTTGGTAGAGGTCAACTACCTAGACCTACACTCACTTTTTCTAATGCTTTGAGTACGTTTACAACTATTTTAATTGCTGTTAACTCGGCTGAAGAAGGTTCTACTAAAACACCAGCAACAAATATGTCAAACGCATCTCATTTATCTATATTAATTAACAATGACCTTACAGGTGCAAAAGTTACGAGAAAACGAACATTAGAAAAATTTTTACCGACTTCTAATTACACTACAGTTCCTAGTTACAATGCCTTTGATGCTACTTATCCTGAGTTTCCGCAGGAAGTATATTTTATTGATAGGAAGAGTCAGGAAGATAGAGAGGTGGTGCAATTTGAATTAGCTGCTAACTTTGATTTAGCAGGAGTTAAAGCTCCTCGTAGACTTGTGACCAGGGATCAGTTTCCATCAGCAGGGATTTTCAAAGGATGAAGCAGTGGCAACAAATAGCTATGAGAGATAGCAAACTAGAAAGCCCAAAAGAAATATGTGGTTTAGTTGTTAATGTAAAAGGTAAAGAAGTATTTTTTTATTGTCCTAATCGTTCCAGAGATGAGGATAATTTTATTTTAGATCCTGATAGTTATGCAGCCTGTGAAGAGAAGGGTCAAATAGTAGGAATATTTCATAGCCACCCCAAAGGATCTTCTGAACCGTCTGATGCAGATAAGATTAGTTGTGAAGCATCGAAACTTCCTTGGCATATTTATAGTCCTCTTGAAAATACTTGGTCAGAACTTCAACCAAATGGATATAAACCAAAATTATATGGTAGACCTTGGATTTGGGGATTAACAGACTGCTATACGTTTTTAAGAGATTGGTATAAAGAAGCTAAAAATATTACTTTAAAAGATTATGAAAGATCCCTTACAGCAGAAGAATTTTTAGAAGATCCTTTATTTGAAAGTTATGCTTGGAGAACTGGATTTAGAGAAGTAAGACATAATGAATCTCTTGAAAAGGGTGATGTTTTTCTTATGAAACTATTACATCCAAAGCCTAGTCATGTTGCTGTCTATGTTGGTCATGGAAATATTGCTCATCATTGCAATGAAAGGCTAAGTTGTATTGAACCTTATAGTGAATTTTATATAAAATGTACTCATAAGAGGTATCGGTATGTCAACTGAGATTAAATTATATGGTCATTTAAAAGAAGCTACAGGTCGTTCATCTTTTAAAGCAAAAGTTAGCAACACTGCCGAAGCAGTTAAATTTTTAATAGCTAATTTTCCAACTCTGGAACATGAAATGGCAAATCAATATTATAGAGTTAGTGTTAATAATGTAGATATAGATAAAACTGAATTACACGATCCAGTAGGTATTGCTGAGATAAAAATAGTACCTGTGATAGCTGGAAGTGGAAGAGGTTTTGGAAAAATATTATTAGGAGCAGCACTGATCGGTTTATCTTTTATTAATTTTCCTGGTGCAGGCGGAGGTTTAGGTGCTGCTTTTAAGGCAGGCGAATTTGTTGGGTTAGGTCAGGTTGGTTTAATTTCAAAATCATTAGCGTATGTAGGAGCTTATTTGGTGTTATCAGGTATTGCTGATTTATTTACACCAGCAGTAGAACCAGAGGCAGAAGATCCATTGTCAGCTAACTTTTCTAACGCTATCAACACTACACTTGCTACAGTTCCCATACCAATTTTGTACGGAGAATGTATCACTGGATCGGTTGTTATCAGTGCTGGTATAGATACTGCTGACGGCTCACCGAGTACGCCGGCTTCTGCTAATGTTGTAGATCATAGAGGCAATACTACTTCAGTTCCAAAAGACCCAGATACAGGTCAATCTGCTGAAGAATACGATAGAGATAATTCAGATACTTCTTTAAGAAGATATGTAAGAATTTATAGTGCATCATCTACTCAAGTAAAAATTGAAGCTGTTGTAGGAGATAACACATATCAAGGAACAGGTTATACAAATACAGGAGATGAGTTGTTAACTGCGTATAGAGAACAAAATAAAAACCAGTTTAATTACAGTGCTTTTGTTAAAAGTGGTAATACTAAATATTTTCCTGGAAATCTTAAAGAATCTATTGGAACATTTGACGCTAATAATAGACCTAGCACTGGTACTAATGATGGGTATTATTATGGGTTAGTAACAGGAACTATAAGCTAATGACTAATAAAAAACAAATTACAGGTAGTTTTGGAGGACTTTTTGGAGGAGGGTCTAGAAAACCTACAAGAGATCCTGATACTTTAAATAATACTGAAACAGGAAAGGTTATAGAAATACTTTCAGAAGGTGTTACAGAAGGTTTTGCAACACCATCTAAAAAACTTTCATCAGAACTTTCTACAGTTGATGAAATATATGAATTAAGTTCAAGTAATCAAGATCAATACATTGCATATGCACATGAAGATATATATTTAGACGATACTCCGATAAGAAATGTAAATACAGGTAAAAAAGCTGATGATGGCAGTTATCAGAAAGCAAATTTTAATGGGTTTGATAATCCAACTGACGGTTCATTTGAAGTAAGACATGGATCTAAAAATCAATCAGTATTAACCACTGATGGTACGTTGCAGAGTGAAAAAATAACACAAGTTAATCAAAAAGTACAAACTGAAATAACAAGACAGGTTACAGTAGGTAGACCATCTTTAGCATCAACCCAATCTTTAGCTCCTGAGAGAGTAAAGGTAACACTTCATGTTAATCAATTACAGGAGGCAAACGATAAAGGCGATCTTTTAGGAAGAACTGTAGAATTTCAAATCTTTTTTCAATATGTGGGTGATGTTGCAGATACATCAAGAACTTTAATGAAACAGGATTCATTTTCTGGTAGAACTGGAGATCAATATAGAAGAGAATATATATTTGCAACAGAAAGTTTTAGTAGAGATAGTTTTAGACGTTATCCACTAAATATAACTGTAAAACGTGTTTCTGCCTTGAATGAAGATAATGATCAAATACAAGATGATTTATTTTTCTCAGCAATTACTGAAATACAAAGGCCAACCACAGATTATGAGGGTCAAACCTTAGATACAAATATCGAAATAGATGACGGTAATGGTGTTACTCAAAAAATACTCGATGGACAATTTTCATATCCTTTTACAGCGTATTCTTTTCTTCAGTTTGATGCGTACCAGTTTGCAAGTATTCCAAAAAGAACATTTCGTTATCGAGGAATAAAGGTAAGAATCCCTGCTTCAAATGGAGGTTATACTCCTACTATTGATATAACAGGTAACGGAAGAATAGAATATCCATCAGATTATGTATTTGGTGGTGATATAACTACAGATTTATTTTGGACAACAGATCCAGCTTTTATACTCCTTAATTTATTATTAAACACTAGATATGGATTTGGAAAGTATATAAAAAAAGAGGAAGTAAATTTATTTTCTTTCTTTCAAGCTAGTAAATATTGTGCACAATTAGTGTCGACTCCTAGAGGAGGTCAAGAGCCTAGATTTGCTTTTAACAGTGTTATAAATAAAACAACAGAGGCTTTTAACATAATAAAAGAGATTTCTGGAATGATGAGATGTTACCCCATCTGGTCAGGAGGACAGCTTACTCTCGTTCAAGACAGACCTATAAATCCAGATGACGAAGATCCCTGTACTTATCAAACTCCTGTTTATGTTTTTTCACTTGCTAATACTTTAAATGGCTTCTCTTATTCTGGGGTCAGTTTAAAAACAAGACACGGAAAAGTTGTTGTTGAATATTTCAATATGGAGTCAAGGCAGCTAGATACTGTAGTTATAACTAATCAACAAGTTTTTGAAAAAACTCATAATATTAAAAAAGTAAAAGCCTTTGGATGTACTTCATTTTCTCAAGCAGCCAGATATGGCAGAAATATAATTTGGTCTGAGAATAATGAAACAGACGTTGTTACTTTCGATGTATCCATAGAAAGTGGAGTTGTCATTAGACCAGGTGCGGTTGTTGGTATAAACGATCCAGTGAGGGCAGGGGTAAGAAGAGCAGGAAGAGTAAGTGCTGTAACTTTAGATGGAAGTGGTCATTTAACTGCTTTAACAGTAGATGACAGTAGTTCAACTGATCTACCCACTACTGTCGATAGAACTATTTTAATTTTGGACAGTGCTGGAAAAGCTCAATCAGCAACTATCAGTTCTATCAGTGGTAAGGTTATAACTTTATCTTCTTCTTTAGCACCTAGTAGTAATGCTACTTTTCAAGCTAATACTGTTTGGTTAATTGAAAACACTGTTAAATCTCAGTTATACAGAATAGTTGATGTAGAAGAGCAAGATGGAATCCTATATAAGATGACGGGTATTCCTTATAACTGCAATAAGTATGATTTTGTTGACGGTAAAAATAGCCCATCAGTATCAGATGAATCACTACAAAATCCTGATTTATTAAGAGATAATAGAACAACAAGTATTTTTGAAATTGATAGAGGTGGTCCAAGTTCTATAACTGGTTTTACTGCATTACGACAAAAAGAAGGTCAGGTTATATCTGTCTTAATAGTTAGTTTTTCCAATGTTTTAGGTACAGGAAAATATCTTATTAAATATAAATTTAAACCTGGTTCCATATCTAACAAAGGAACAAATATCTATGGGCAACCATCTTTGTTTATGAACCCTCTTGCTCCTTTCGGTGAACCTTTAAGAGAATTTATAACTGAGGATTTAACTTTTGAAATTGAAAATGCCAGTGTGGGTACTTATCAGATTGAAGTTTATTCAATAAATGCAATAGGTAAAATATCAAAAAATCCAACCATAAAAGAAATACAGAACTTTGGTAAATTAGCTCCACCTGTATCACCAACAAGTCTTAACTTTGAATTTACACAATCAGGAGATTTAAAGTTAACTTGGCCTTTATCTCAAGATGTAGATGTAACAAGTAATGGTCATGTAATTATTAAACATAATGATGATACAAGCGGTAACGCTGTTTGGGGTAACTCTCGAACCATAATGATAGTTCACGGTTCACAAACCAGTGTTATCTTACCGACTGTTACTGGAGAGTATTTAATAAAATATCAAGATCAAACTTTGATACAGTCAGAGAACACTGCCAGTGTTATTGTATCTGCTCCTGATTTAGTAGATCGTGATTTAATTGGAACGATAAAAGAAAACACAACATTTGGTGGGGTAAAAACTGCATTAACTGTCAACAGCAGTGGAATGGAAATAAATCAAAGTGCAAGTAATACCTTGATTGATTCAATTACAGCAAACATAGATACGATTGATGACTTTGATACTTTGGATGGAGATACTGGAGTGCTAGAAGGTTCATATCAATTTACTAATGTACTGGATTTAGGAGCTAAATTTTCTGGTGTTATTTTTGAAAGTATCGTAAGGTTTGAAGGATTTTCTGATACCACTTCATTTGATAGTTATGTACCAGCAGTAGTTTTAAATTCTGATGGTGCGATTATCAGTGGTGGTGTAGACGCTTTAACTAAATTTGATGGGGATGTTTTAGAAAATGCAACCGCAGAATTGCAGATACAAACCAGTGATGATAATTCAACTTTTACCACTGCAAATAATTTTATTGAAACTGTTGCAAGTGCTAGATATTTTAAATTTACTTTAAAATTAAAAACTACAACAACAACAGAAAATTCAAGAATAATTATTGGAGATGGAAGTACTAATACATTAGGTTGTAGAGTTTTGATGAATAAAAGAACTGAAACAAGTGTATTATTAAATTCAACAAATGGCCCTAGTTTTGCTTTTACTAATGGATTTTTTACAGGCAGTGGTGCAACTACAGGTTTTACTGCTGGTGAACCATCTGTAACTATTAATCCACGAAATTTAGGAACTGGCGAGTACTACGAGGTTACTAATATTAGTGGTACAGGATTTAATGTTGTTTTTTACAATAGTGGTGGTCAGTCTCAAGGAGGAAAAGAATTTACATATACTGCTAGTGGCTTTGGTAAAAAGGTGTAATATAATAGAAATATCTTATAAGTAGAATTAGATGGCTAACACGGATACGGTAATAGCAAATGCAAGCGGTCAAACTGTACGAGAAGATATACAGACAAATTTACAAGCTTTAAAAAGTAATAACAGCACTGGTACAACTCCAACTGGAACTTCTTTAATAAGTTATATGAGTTGGGCGAATACAAACTCTAATCAATTTCAAGTACATAATAGTTCAGCTTTTTTGCCTGTTGTTGATATATCCACCGGAACATCTGCTGGTACGCATATTGCAAAACCAGGTACATCAGCTATTCCTGGTTATAGATTTCTAGACAGTTCGGGTAGTGCAACTCAAAGTGGTATGGGATTACCAGCAGATACAAGACTTGGATTTTTTATAGCTGGATCTGAAAAATTAACTGTGCTTAGTAATGGAAAAGTTGGCATAGGAACTACAGCACCAACTGATATGTTGCACGTTATTGGTAGTGCTGTTATTACAAATAGCACAAGTAATGCTTTTTTACAGATAGAATCAACTAATTCTGGTGATAGCGATGATGTATATCTTGACTTAGCTACTAATACTCATCCAGATTATGCTGCAAGATTTATAAGATTTTCAGGCGGAACAAATAGCCATTCTGAAATAGGACATAGAGGAACAGGTAACTTACGATTTCATTGTGAAAGTGGTGGTTCTGTCATTTTTAAAACAGGTACTAGCTCTGGTAATGATCAACCTGAGAGATGGAAAGTTAATGCTAATGGTGTATTTGTTTGGTCAGCACATACCGCAAGTTTGACAACAAATGCTGATACTACTGGTGTTATAGTACCAAAAGGTATAGCTAGTAAAACAGGATCTAATGCTGGTGCAACAACATCAGGTAATGTATATAATTTTTACTGGGCAGGTTCTAGTCTAAAAGCTTGGATAGATGAATCTGATCAAGGAGCAGTTTCTATAACAGCTTCTGATTACAGAATTAAAAAAAATATAACAACACAAACAGCGTTAGGAATTGACAAAATAAAACTATTAAGACCAGTAAATTATGAATATACAGATTATGGCGTTTTTAAAGGTGATGGTGTTGCTAGAGAAGGTTTTGTAGCACATGAAGTAGCAGAAGTAATACCAAGTGGAGTTAATGATGAAAAAGATGGTGAAGCTATACAAACTTTAAATTTAGATGCAATAGCTTCTGTTTTAACAAAAGCATTACAGGAAGCAGTTGCTAAGATAGAGACATTAGAAACCAAAGTTGCTGCACTTGAGGCAAGTTAATGGCAATTCAACCTGGAACGTATAATTTTACTTTACAAAGGAGATCAGACCATACGATCCCTTTGTTATTTAAAGATGGCAATAATAGTCCGATAGATTTAACAGGATTTACTGTTGCAGCACAGGTTTGGGAGGAAACACGCACCACAAAATATGCAGATTTTACTACAACCTATACAGATAGATCAGCAGGATCAATAAGTATATCCTTAACGGATGTACAGACAGCAACTTTTACACCTAATATTTTAAAATATGATGTTTTACTGGTAGATTTGTCAGGCAACAAAGAATACTATTTAGAAGGTACTATATTTGTAAGTGAAGGGTACTCAACAACATGACGGCAACCGCTAAAAACACTGTTATAGTTAATGGAGAGACTTCAGTCGTAACTGTATCTACGGCTGGACCTCAAGGCCCTGCTGGTCAAGGTCTTGATGTAGATTCAACCAACAAAGTTGATGGATCTGTTATTTACTATGACTCAACTTCTGCTAAATTTAAAGCAGATGCAACTACTACCAAACTTACACTCGTTAATGGAGGAAACTTTTAGGTCATGTCTAACACTATAAGAATTAAGAAGAGATCAGCCAGTGGATCGGCTGGTGCACCTTCTAGTTTATCTCCATCAGAATTAGCATTTAACGAAGCCGACTTAAAATTATATTATGGTTTTGGTGATAATGGATCAACACCACCATCTGCAAGTTCAATTATTACTGTTGGTGGATCAGGTGCGTTTTTTAATAAAACAGATACAAGAGCAGCTAATACAATATTAAGTGGCCCTACTAGTGGAAGTGATGCTGCTCCTGCATTTAGAGCATTGGTTGTAGCTGACATTCCAACTTTAACAGCTTCTAAAGTAAGTGATTTTGATACTCAAGTAAGAACAAATAGGCTAGACCAGTTAGCTAGTGCAACAAATCCAGTATCAGGGGTAACTCCTACTGCTGATGCTCATTTTGCAACTAAAGCCTATGTGGACAGCACCAGTGAAGGTCTTGATGTTAAACAATCTTGTAAGGTTGCTACTACAGCGAACATAACTTTATCTGGTACGCAAACTATTGATGGTGTAGCTGTTTCTGCTGATGAAAGAGTACTTGTAAAAGATCAATCTACTGCTTCACAAAATGGTATTTATCTTTGTAAAGCTAGTACATGGGTTAGAGCAGATGATTTAGCTACTGGTGCTGATGCTGCTGGTGCATTTACCTTTGTAGAGCAAGGTTCTACAAATGCTGATATTGGATTTGTTTGTACAACTGATACTGCAACAGTCGGCACAAATAATCTTAGTTTTAGTACTTTTTCATCTAGCGGTAATGTCACTGCTGGTGATGGACTAGATAAGTCAGGTAATGAATTGAGCCTTGATTTAAAAGCTAATGGTGGTCTTGTTATTGAATCTACTGAATTAGCATTAGATTTGGCTGCTAGTTCAATTACTGGAACTTTACCAGTTACTAAACTTACCAGTTTAACTGCAACAGTAACTGAATTAAATAAATTAGATGGTTTAAATAGCACGACTACAGAGTTAAATACCTGTACCGATGGTGATACCTCCGCTACATCGACAACATTAGCAGCAGCAGATCGTATGGTTGTAAATGATGCTGGAACAATGAAACAGGTTGCCTTCTCTGATTTGGTTACATTTTTAGAGAATGGAAGTGTATCTGGATTAGAAATAGATGGTGGAACTTATTGAATCAAGCTATTAGGAGGTAAAAGCCAATGGCTAACACTATAAGAAATAAAAGAGGAACAACAAAACCAGCAGCTTCTGATTTAGTTACAGGAGAAATTGCTATTAAGACAGATGATGCAAAATTATTTATTGAAAATGATTCTGGTCATGTTTTTGAGGTAGGTGAAACTCTTGGAACTTTTAACAGTTCTACGATTACTTATACAGTTACAGTTGCATCTAAGACATCTGCACATAGATATAACGGTACTGGATCAGGTTCGGGCTATAAAATAAATGGTATTTTTGCACCGTTTTTATCGCTAACACCTGGAAATACATATAAGTTTGACCAAGCTGATAGCTCAAATAGTGGACACCCTTTACGTTTCTATTTAGAAGCAGATAAGACAACAGCTTATACAACAAATGTCACTACAAGTGGAACGCCTGGTAGTAGCGGTGCATATACACAGATAGTTATAACAGATGCAACACCTATAGTTTTACACTATCAATGTTCTGCTCATGGTTATATGGGCAATAGTGTCACTTCAAATGGTACTTCAATAAACGGCAGCAACATAACAAGCGGTACGATTCCAGATGCAAGATTCCCTGCGACTTTACCAGCAGTATCAGGAGCTAATTTAACTAATTTACCTAGTGGTGGTTTATCGTCAGACGCACAATACAATACTGTTGGAGGAACTAACGCTGGTGATTCATTCTCTGGTACGGATGCAAACGAAAACACTCTTATTGGGTATAACGCTGGAACTGCAATAACATCGGGAGATAATAACGTAGCGATAGGTAGTGATTCGTTAAAAACTTGCACAACTGGAAATTCCAATGTGTTCTCTGGACAAAAATCGGGATACAGTCTAACAACAGGAGTCGGTAACACAGGTTTTGGGCATCAATGTTTATATAGCGTAACTACAGCTTCTAATAACATGGCCTTCGGAAGATGGGCTTTATTTTCTAATAGTTCTGGGGCTGCTAACGTAGCAATAGGTTATTCTGCTGGATATGGACTAACAACTGGAAGTTACAACATAGCTATTGGTTATCAGACACTAGATGCAGCCGTTACAGGAGATTCTAATACTGCTGTTGGTAGTTTTGCTCTGAGTGCTAACACAAGTGGAAATAATAATGTAGCTATAGGCCGTGATGCTGGTAAATCTATTACTACAGGTAGACAATCAGTAATAATTGGCTCTTTGTGCGGTGATGCAATCACAACAGGTCATTATAATACTTTTTTGGGTTATGGTACTGGAGGTGCATTAACTACAGGACAAAGAAATACATTTCTAGGATATTACGTTGGCTCGGCTGCAACTACAGCTGGCTATAACGTAGGTATTGGAAGTAATGCTTTTGAATCACTTACATCTGGTGAATTTAATATTGGTATAGGTTATCAAGCTGCTGATAATATCACTTCTGGAAGTACAAACACCTGTGTAGGACAGTATGCTGGAAATACACTTACTACTGGATCAAATAATACTTGTTTGGGAAATAACGCTGTACCTAGTGCAGTAGATGTATCTAACGAAATTACTTTAGGAAATAGCTCTGTTACTAAGCTAAGAGTTCCGGGTATTGATGTTGTCTTGAAGGACAATGGTGGAACGCCTACTCAAGGTCATGTGCTAACAGTCGATGCTAATGGTGAAGCTGGATTTGCTGCTGCTAGTGGTGGAGGATTATCTTCAGATGCACAATACAATACTGTAGGTGGTACTAACGCTGGCGATAGCTTTTCTGGCACTGATGCAGAGAAAAATACACTTATTGGTTATGATGCTGGCACAGCAATAACTACAGGCGATAGGACAGTCTCTATAGGCTATAAAGCTGGTACAAGCGTTACTACAACAAATAATAATGTTTTTGTTGGTACTGAAGCTGGTGAAAATTCAACTAGCACAGGAATTGTTGCTGTTGGCAATCGTGCTGCAAGATCATCTACAAGTTGTAATCAAGCTGTTGCTGTTGGTCAGCTTGCAATTTGGCAAGCT